ATGTCCAGCGCGATCTCGCCCGACAGTGTAGGCGTCTTGAACGCCGTGCGTTCGCCTTTTGTTTCCAGCTCGTCGTCTGGCTCCGCAAACTGTATCTTGTGATACCAAAATGCGCGCCACCTGCCGCCGGACATTGCGCCGTAAAAGCCAAATCCGAAATAAGGCGCTTCGTCGGTTGTTGCGCCGACAAACCCCACGCCCTCAGCGGACGCGGTGTGACCCAGCATTTCAGCGCGCGTCATAAGCTGCAAGCCGAAAATATTAAGCGTCAGCGTACCGCCGATAACGGTTTGGTCGGCGTCCGCCAGCCCGTCATCCGCAAACAACTTAACGTTAGCGCGCTGGTACTTTGCCGACACGCTTATGCTTTTGCCCGCGACTTTACCGCCGGAATACGACACGACGCCGCCATCGTCGGCATACAGCGCATAGACCGGATATTTTAATCCTTTAGTTGCCATTATTAATCCTCCGTTTTTAATCGTTTATTGTACCGTCGATGTTTGCTTCGACAACCACATGCCGATAACCTGTCTCGTCGTATAGTTGCACCGTCGCGGAAATGCAAAATCCGGCATCGCGTAATTGCCGCCGGATTAGTGATTTTACCGCGTGCGGATCGCCCCGCGTGAAATAATGCACCTGCACCGATGTGTCGTCAAGTATATCGTCGTCGTCACCCGATATTGCCGTGCGTTCGTCCGCGTAGTTGTAGATTATGTATTCTTCCGCGTTGCCCGTATACACCTCCGGCTCGCACGGCAAGCCTATCGGCGCAAGCGCTGCGCGGAGCAGGGGATATACGTTCATTGCATCTCCTTTTCAAAAGTCTCGCGCATTATCGCGTATACTTCCGTTTCGCTGTCTTTTAACGCTTTGGTTAATATCGGTGTTGCGGGTTGACTTTTCGTGCCGTATTCGGCGTGCGCCAGCTTTTCCATGTTGCGGACGCCGTGCCGGTCGACTCCGGTCGGGCGCACGACCGCATACCACACGTCTTTTTTATTTTTCTTTGATTTTGTCAGCCGGACGCTGTCAAGCATGTCGCCGGTGCGCTTGTGCTTCGCCAGCTCCGCCCGGACGTTTCGCGCCAGCGCCGGAACCGCCGCGTCTATCATTTTCGGCGCGACTTTGTCAACGTCGGCAAGCCGCCCCAGTGCCTTCATGAATTCGGGGTCGATTTCAAAATCAAATTTCCCCATTTATGTCACCCGCGCGCAGGTCAGCTCAATTTCATCCGGGCTTGTTTCATATGTGCGGATAATCTCATAGCGTGTATCGCCTTCGACCGCATATGTAGGCTCGCGCCCGTAATCGTCGGCATAGTCGGCAGGGCGCATGCTAAATACCGCGGTCGGTTTTATGCCCGCCTTATACGCCTCGTAAAATTCCGTGCGCTTCACGCTTGTGCGGTCGGCAATTACCGTCCGGCGATGTTCCACGTCCGTGATATATCCGTTTTCGTTCGGCGCGCCTTTTACGACCGCGATAAGCGTCAAATCAACCAGCATCTCCGTACCCCGCATGTTTGCGCAGATCGTCGACCATATCGCGATAATCACGGCGCGACCGTTCGGCGATTTCCATCTCGGACGAAAACTGCCAAAGCGTATATGCGCGGACGGCGGCAAGAACGATCATATTGTTTTCGTCTGCCGCCGTTTCCGCGTTTATTCCAAGTCGCAACATGTCCTCGCGGCACGCGACGATATGCGATTCGATCTCATCATCCAGCGACGTCGATCTCATTCGTAGCCGTGTTTTTACTTTGTCAAAATACACGGCAGATACCGCCGTTATGTCCGCCATTGTGTTACACCAAGATATACAGGTCGATGTCTTTCGCGCCGTCCGGTGTTCCGTTCGGCGTAAACGTGTTACCGGCAATGTCCGTCCCGTTAACGGCAACGACGCCCGCCGTGTTTTCCAAAGCCTTATTAAACAGCGCGCGTACGACGAGATCAGCCGAGTCAAGTTTATACGGCAGACCAAACGATTTTCCGATGCCGATTGATACACGGTCAGCGTCAACGCCCGACACAGCACCCACAACGATGCTACCAAGCGTTATCGCGGACGTGCCCGCTGTTTTAACCGTAAGATTAACCGTGACATCCTGATCCGCATAGTCAAGGCTTTCTATCGATATCACCGCGCTTGCGGCTTTCGCGCTCCACGATGCTTTAAATTTTGCGTCGTCGTTAAGCGCGGCGGCAAGTATGGCGGCAGCCTGCGCTTCCGTACCTGCCGCGGCATATTCGACCGTGATGTCATACGCCGCACCAGTAGCAGCAGAAACAAACGTAAACACCGTCTCGCCCGCCGCTTGTGCGCCTTGCGTGACTTCGACCGTCGCCTTTTGTTTCGCCGGTGTGTTCGTCTGCGCCGGAAGGTCGATTTTTGTTATCGCGCTGAATGGTTTGGACAGCGTCGCCGGCGTCGTGCCGTTCAGCGCTTTGCTTTCGGTGATAGTCTCGCCCACGCAGTTCAAGCCGGTGACTTTGACAGCGCTCGTTATGCCCGATTTGTTACACACAATTTTCAAATTGCGCGGATAGTCAGGCGTACCGATGCCGGACACGACGGCTGATGCGGCTGCGCCCATCGGCGCACCTGATATGATGCTCGTCGTGTCCGCCGCCGCCGGTGCGGGTATTTCTACATGCGCTATAAACGCGCGGTCAATAGTTGTGCGTGCGTCGGTTTTGATTTTGCCCGTTTTGGGATTATAGCCTACCCTTGCCATGACAAGCCCTCCTTAAGACTTTTTGATGCGCAGGAATCCGTTTCTCGCCGTGACGTTGCCGCCCGCGAATATAACGCCCCTGTGCGCAATCATGCCCTCTTTGAATTTGTATTCTGTAGAGCGCGCCACTTCAAGACCGCTAAACACCGCCACGGTGTAGTTAGCCAGCGGGCCATACGCCATCGCATAGCTATTACTCAAGGTACCCGTGTCGGATATGGCTGCGCACATGCTGTTGATTATGTACGGCACGCCGTCTATGGTTCCGACGTTGCCACGCGGCTTGACGTCGTGTATCTTGCGTCCGGTCGCGTCGCGCAGCATCGCAAACGCTTTAAGGTCTAACTTGTTCAGCACAAGTACGCTCGTGTCCTCGACGTTCTCGTCGCCGCCGTAACTGTAAAGAATTTCGTCAAGCGTTTCCTCGTCGATCTCGCCGACATGGATGTCGGTGTCGGCGTCAATCGCTGTAGCGCCGTCGTCGAAGATGCCGACAAAGTGACCGGCCTCACCGTCGCCGATAAGCACCTCACGCGTCAGCTTCTTGCGGATAGCCATAGTAATGCCGCGCATTACCTCGCCGTCATAATCGGCGGCGGACAGCTTTATGAGTTCCTCGCTGTCTTCGGCATAAGCGGTGATTTTGGTTTTGTTGACCGTCGCATATGCAAACGTGGGTTCTGCGGTGGTCGGATCGCCGCCCTCCGTGGTGTAGCCGCCGATGCCATATCCGGTAAGATACGGCTGTTTAAAGGATTCGCCGCCCGCAAACACGCGGACGTTAACGCGGTCGATAAGGCTCGATACCTCGTTGAACGTCGGCTTGATGTCGGTTGCTTCATATTTCGGCAGCAGAACGCCGGTCGAGCTTATCAGCACCGACCGCTTTTCAAGCAGCGCTTTACCGCGCGCTTCGGCGTCCGTTTTGGTTTCGTGGCTGTCTGCCGGTTTGCCGATTTTGCCAGCCACATCAATTTTACGGCGAAGCTGCTGCTCCTCCGCGTCAAGTGTGCCGACCTCGACCTCCAGCTCCGCGACGCGCTTCTCGTCGGCGGTTTCAAGTTCTTTCAGGATCGCCGATTTGCGCTCCATGATCTCGTTAAGCCTTTTCTGATTCATGCTGTTCCTCCAATTTTAATTTTAAAATAAGTTTCTTGCGCTTAATATTTATTGCGGCTTGTTTTTCTGCGCGCTCTAACGCCTCCCGTTTCTCTGCTTCGGATCTCCCCTCCGCATAAGACCGCGCGCTTATATCGGTAGACGGGTTGGCGGGCATGCTAACCGCCGACACGTCGTAAACCTTCTTGACTTTTAATATAGTTCTTGTATGCGTATTTTTGTCGTATGCGTCTTCTGCAACAGTAAATGCCCACGACATTTTTGTTATAAGCCCGGCTGACACATCTTCATACAATTCTTTAGCTGCGCCCGATCGTGTCAAATCTGCATAAACAAAAAATCCGTGGTCATCTATATCCAAGCCCAGAGTATTATTGGATGTGCGTGCTCTTACGCGACCGTTGTGATCGTATTGCATAATGACATCTGATATGTCGGCGTTGTCTAATGCGTGGCGGTCTATTATTTCATAATAATCGACGCCGTCCCAAGAACACAACAGATACGGGTCATCAAATGTTGTCGCGTACCCTTCTATGTAGTTTTCGCAGTCAATTCTTTTTTGCGGTGACGATGTTAACATCGGCATTGCGCGATATTCGCGCTCGTCGGGTTTATATGGCATTAATATTATTCCTCCTCATATTTCCATTGATAACCGCCAGTTTTATTTCGTTTGCCTTGACAGCATTTTGTTATGTTTTGCTGATGTAATCCCAATTCTCTTGCGGCTTGACTGGCGGAACAATAACAAATACCTGTACTGATATTTATTATAGGCCTTTCTTTCATTGCTCTGGCTTTGTTTAACCCGGCCAGTGCTTTTTGTGCATATTCTTCATTTTGCCACAATGTTTTTGATGCTGTTCCTATTTTGATTTTTTGCGCATGCGGTAATTGTTTCCCTTTATGAGATTCCGATAGTTTTATACGGTGATCTTCCGTTATCGGTCCGCGCTTTACACCGGTTGTTTTTTCTTTTAATAATTTCCTATATTCTGGATTAAGCCATAGCTTTTTAGAATGCGCGGAAATCTTATTACGTGTTTCTTTGCTTATAATTTTTGAGTTTCCCGGTTGCCCGGAAATGGCGTTATAACCATTTGGGCAAACAGTTCCTAATAATTTTATAAACATTGTTTCTTTAGTGTTGAGTTCTTCTTCCGATTCGGCGGTGTCAATAGCTGTAATGGAAAAATTGTTTATACCGTACTTTTTTATAGCGCGGTATAGCGGAAAATCATAGTATTTTGTATGTGTGATGTGTTGTTTCCAACGCGTTTCAAGAGATCGTATTGTCTGCCCAACATATTTTTTATCGTTTTCAAGATTTGTTATGCAATATATAATTCCATATGCCATTATTGCGTTTTCTCCTATTTAATACTCAA